ACCGCCGCATGCGGCGTCGGCGCATCATACGGGCCGCCACCAGCCGGCGGCACATCATAGTTATACGACTTGATAGCCATCACCGAATCTCCTTGTGATCCATTGCAGATCCCTCCGCCGTTAAACAGTCGGCCTCTAACTTGCCCACTGCGTTAATCAATTCGTGTACCGCATTAATGAGGCAGCTAACAGCTGCCTGTGTGTCGGATGTGTAAGCCTGCATAACCCACTGTTGGGCCTCGCCTAGATGGTCACTCACATGACGGCCCGCAACGCAAAGTCGGTCTACCAAACACTTTGAAGCAGATCGTAAGTCGGCTCCACAACACTTGCCCGGTCGAACGCCATCACCGCGGCCACCGCCAAGTCAATCTTGCGATCCGACCGCTGGCTCTCTTTGACGATCCGCTGCCCACGCGAATCAATTTTGAGGACAGCATTTTTGATGTGCCGCCCCAACCGCACATCCCCGCTATGCGTCAACCCGCCGTTACACACCGCTTCGTAAAACCGCTGCGTGGCCGGCGTCATCCGAGACGGGGACTGCGGAAACTCCACAATCGGCAGCCCCTCATCGGCCAGGATCTGATACGACCGCGCCCACCGATACGGGTCGCAGACTATTTCCCGGACTTGCCAACGCCGACACGCCGAACGGATCGCGTCCTCAACATCAGCAATCGGAACCGTCCACGCATCAGGGCCGTCGGCCGGCTTGTCCCAGCACTCGACGACGTCGACGTGCGGTTTTCCACCACACACCACGACGACCAGAGCGGTACTGTCCCCGTTGTACGAACCATCGAACCCCAAACACACCTCATCGCCGTCAGCAATACCGACGGCAGCGTCCGAGCAGGCATCCCACACACCTTCGGGTAGCCACGCCTGCAAATCGGTCACCCATTGATTCATCCGCTTCGTGCGGTACTCCGGCTCCGGTGTGCGTAACACCGTCGCCTCGAAATCCTCGGCCGACACAATATCCCCATACCCGGGATTGGCCTGATGCAACGCCTTCGGATCAGTCGTCGCAGCCTTATCATCGTAGGGTTCCCACCAGGCCATAAAGAACGACGGATCAACGAATTCACCCGAAATGATCCGCTTCCCATACTCATACAGCCCGTAACACAGCGAATCCCGCCCAGTCGAGTCATACCGCGCCCCGGCTGTCGTGATCCCCACCATCAGCGGCTCCGGCCGGGCACCCGCAGCCAACTGCATGACATCCCACAGCTCACGGTTCGGCTGAATATGCACCTCATCGAACAGCACCAACGTCGGGTTCAACCCCTCCTTGGTGTAAGCCTCTGCCGAGAGCACCTTGTACACGCTGCCGGCCGCGGCGTGCTCGATCGCGTTCTGGTAGCACTTGAGATGCGCGCCGAGTTCAGGTTCCATCTCCACCATGCGCCGCGCCGTGCCGAACACGATCCGCGCCTGCTCCCGATCCCCCGCACACGAATAGATCTCCGAGCCCGGCGCCCCCATCAGCAGCCGCTGCAACGCAATCCCCGCCGACAGCGTCGACTTCGCGTTCTTGCGGGCCATCCCGATCAACGCCTGCCGATGCCGCAACCGCCCATCCGGCCGCTCCGCGAACAAGTGCCGCAGCAGCAGCTTCTGCCACGGCCGCAACACGATCAGCTCACCAACCCGGCCACCGATCGAATCCTTCGTCACATGACAAAACCCGTCGATGAACTCCCCCACATCACCGCCACGCGACTTACGCACCGCCGCCACCGGCACCGGCGTCAACCACCGCGGCGGCCACCCAGCAACCCGCCCCACTAGGCTTCCCTCTGCCGGCGCATCATCTCATCCAACCGCGACTGCCGCTGCACCTCCGTCAACCCCAACCGAGCCCGCGCCGCCGGCGTCAAACCAAACTCCACCTCAAGATGACGAATCTCAGTATCCAACCGATTAATCTGCCCCACCATTGGATTCGCCATCGGCGCCCCAGTCCCCCGCTCCAACATCCAACCTGTCTCAGCTAACGACTTCTGCATAGCGGCGCGCTGCTGATACATCTCACACAACCGCTGCACACCCATCACGTCATAAATCGGTGAAACCCAGTTAGCCGAAAAGATACGCTCCCAATGCTCGGCACAACCACCTAAATGCCCTGGTAGAGGCGGCGATTCGGCAGGGGTCGGCAGTGCCGTCACAGTAGACAACCGCTTACCAGCGGCATCCACACCAAGCCCACGGCCGACACGCCGCTTATGCTCAACCGGCTTGCTACGAGCAGGCATTAAGCACCCTTCGCAAGATCTCTCCGTTCCTCTCTCTGATCTTCGGCGGTGTAGCCAATCCGACCAGCGGACGCTTCCTAGAGTTATGTTTCCTATTGAGCAGCGGCTTTAGACGCTGGATCGTCAAGACTTCCGTAGCCTCCATCTGCTGCTGGGTTTCACACTCAATCAACTCAACTTGGCGCACCGCTTCACGCTTCGTCCGCCAGTTCAACTCGGGATATAGCGCCGGTTGGTTCCAGTGTTCTCTTAGCCGACGCGAGATATTGTCAGTTGAACCGACGTAAAGCGGCTTATTACGAGAACCGATCAGTACATAGACTGTCCAAGACATGGATTAGCCTTTGCTGTGGTGTTTGCCCGCTTTGCGGAGGCCCTAGTAAATTCGAACACGCGTGCGATATAAGGTGTTTATATGCAATGGTTGCATGTAGGCAGTCTCAGCCCGTTTTTGGTCGTGTGCAATAGGGCAAAAAGCGGAAGAGTGCCGCTGACCTGCATAAATGCGCTTAACGTTGTTGTACACGCCGAGCCGGTAACACATAAGTCGGTTCGCTAGAGCCCCTAGAGCCCCTAGTAGGGGCCTTGCAGCAAATGCTGCGCGGATGGTTTAATCGGTTGCTGCACAGCAAATTGCGCTGGTCAGGCGGGTATTTTCGTTTGCGTTGCGTAAGTGCCAGCGAACCAACCCCTGGTTAAAACCCAAAAGTTGATGTTTGCTGGCTTATTTGACATGCGGTGGCGTCAGCCTGTGTGCAATAAGGAAAAAGCAGGTGGGGGGTTGGACGGTCGAACTGTGGAAGGACGGTCGAACGCGCATTCGATTTGCTGGATGGTCACCGTGTTTGCTGGGGACTCTCGCTGTTTGCTGGACGGTCACAGTGCCGGTTTCGCCGCGAGTTGCAGGGCCCGCAGGCGGCCACCAGGTTCGCCGGGTCGTCGGATCCACCATCCACTTTCAGCATGACGTGGTCGACGGTGTCGCCGTACCCTCCGCACCAGTGGCACACGTAGCGGTCACGTTCGAGGATCTCCGGCCGGGTGCGGGTCTGCCAGGTGTGGCCGTAGCCGCGGTGGGTGGTGTTGCCGAGGGTGGTTTGGTATTCGGTTTGGCAGCGTTGGCATCGGCTGCCTTGGTGGGCTAGGGCGCGGTAGCGGCATGGTCTGGCGCCGTTGCCGATGCAGGGTCGGGGGAGTTGTTTCATTCGCAGCCTTCGGCGTTGCTATCCGACTCAGCGCTCATGATGGCAACTTTCTGTGTGTCGTCTGCCAGGAACGCTTCCAGATCGCAACTACGCACGGCGAACCAGCGGGGCTTACCGTCTATGCGGAGCCAGATGTCGATCATCGTGCCGTTCTTACGGAAGGCGAGTTGACCGATCGTCCGGGTAAACGTCGGTACGCCGAACCGTCGCCACGGCTGTAGTTTGAGTTCGATCACGGTAGTAGTCGGATGACTTCGTCGTAGCTGTGGCGTTCGCAGATGGGCCAGTTGCGGATGCGGCCGGTGGTGCGTCGATGTAGTGGGCCGGCTGGGTGGTGGATGGATCGGGCGATGCAGGCGTAGCACAGGCGGGGTGGTAGTTCGTGGTCGCGGGTGAACCAGCGCAGTAGGCGGATCATGGGCGGTGTCTGCTGTCGCGGTCGTATTCGAAGGCGGCTACCGCGAACAGGGTGGCCAGGATGGTGGCGGCGATGATGACCGCGAAGGTGACCCAGTCCATGGGTGTGCCTGCTGGATTTTGGGCGCACGAATCCGTACGAGGCGATTGTGGCACATTTGTGCAGGGAATTACACAAGTGTGGTTCATGCGGTGATTCCTTGGGGGTGGTAGCCGAGGACGCGGCCGAAGAACACGAGATCTTGGGGTGGCCATTTGGCGTGGCAGTTTTGGCAGACGGCGCCGGTGAGGATGCTGATGGCTAGTGCTCGGGTTCTGATGGTGTCGCCGTCGTCGTTTTTGCGTCGGGTCCAGGTGTGTCCGCATTGTGGGCAGGGGTTGGGGAGGTAGACGGGTTTGGGGGCGAAGAGGTCGTCGATGGCT